GTTCTACATAATGATCAAATATATTGTAAGTTTCTCCACAAGAAAAACATTTAAATATCTATATCTACTAATAAAAATATATGGTAGCAACATTTTGTACCACAACACAAGCAGAAAATAAAGCAGGAGCGGGAGCATCAACCGCAGGAAAAGGAAACGCAGAAGAATATATAAAACAAGCAGAGGGTACTATATGCGCTTTAACACGAAGAAAATTTGTAAGTAATTATGATAATTTAACAGATAACGCAAAACTTATATTAGAAGAAGCAGCAAGCAATTTAGCAGCAATTTATATTATCACTTATGATATGTCGGGATATAATACAAGAATAGAAGCAGAAGATATAATCAATATTTTAAGAGATACAGCATTAAGAAACATCTCAATATTAAGTGATAGCAAAACAATAACATACTTAGAAAATGGCACATAACTTTAACAAATTCCCGGAACTCACAAATAAACAAATGAATTTATATTATTTTCAAAGCCCACACAAACAAATAACCGACGACTTCGACGCAGAAGTTAAAAAAGTAGTGGATGGAGATACTATAAGAGTAACCTGCGATTTTAGAGATTTCGACTTTCCTATAAGATTTAGATATATAGACACACCGGAATTAAACGAAGATGGCGGAAAAGAAGCGAAAGATTGGTTAAAAGACAAAATAGAAGGAGAAGAAGTAAGAATTTTAATAGATAAAAGCAATAGAGTAGATAAGTGGGCGAGATTATTGGGAAGTGTAAGACACGCAGGAATAAACATCATAGAAGCAATAGAGAGAGAAGGACTAGGGAAAAAATTCGAGAATAGAAACGAGGGAGAAATACCAAAAATAAATCAAGAATTAAATATCAAACAATGGATAAAGTAAAAATATGGATACTAATAATAATAGCAATAGGAGGGTTAATAATGTTAGGAAGCGGATTTAGAGGAGGAATAAACAACATATTCGACAACGCAAGAACGTATAATGTAGGAGTAGCGGAGGATGAAAGAATATTGTCCTCAGTAGTTTATAAAAGAGGAAGCGAAAACGCAATAGATTTGTCATCAACAGGAACGTACAATGTAGCAGAAATAACTCACGAAAGTAAAACAGGAAAAGTCCTAGTAATATTTAATGGAGATGTTAGTTTAAGAGAAAGAACACACAGCAGTCCAACAGACAACGTCGGCATGGAAATATGGTTTGACTTAAAAAAAGATGGAGGAGCAGTGGATGGAACATTAAGAACAATAACATCAAAAACAGAATTGACAGGGAATTATATAGAAGAAAAGTGGGATAGACAAGCAGTAAGTTTCTCTATAATAGACACAGACGTAGGGAAAAACACGTGGAAAGTAGAAGCGCAAGTACAATCAACAACGACAGATAGTAAAATGAACGACAGAATATTACAAGTAATGGACATATAAAATGGCAAGCACAGATATAAGCAACGCAGAAAGCTCAAACTTAGAAGGAAGTATGGAAGATTGGCAAGTAGAGAGCGAAAGCACCGAGAGAGTAAGAGATAATTCCTACACCTGCAAAAAGTGGGAAACATACCTAGGATTTTATAAGAACATCCCGGAAATAAAAAACGCAATAGACGCAAAAGCAAGATGGAGCGTAGGTAAAGGTTACACAGCAGACGAGCCAACAGAAATATTACTAGACGACGTCACAGGTTTTGGCAACGACACTTTTAACACAATCCTAGAAAACATGATTAAAACTTATCACATTGCAGGAGACGCCTTCGCGGAAATAATAAAAGATGAAAACGACGAAGTAATAGTTAATTTAAAGCCACTAGACCCATCAACAATTAAAATCATAGGGAACAATAAAGGAAGAATAAAAGAATATAGACAATTAAGTAAAAGCGGAAAAGGAGAAGAAAAAGTATTCCAGCCCGACGAGATTTTTCACTTAACGAAAGATAGAATAGCAGACGAAATTCATGGCCAAAGCATTATCCAACAAGTAGAAGGAATTATAACAAAAAGAAACGAAGCGATGGATGATTGGCAAAAAGTACTACATAGAAACGTAGCGCCTTTATGGATTATACATCTAAACACAGACAATAAAAGCGAGATACAGGCATTTAAAGAGATGTACGACAGAGCGAGAGCGGATGGAGAAAATATGTACGTACCAAAAGATGCAGTAGTACCCGAAGCAGTACAAACAGCAAACAACGCAACACTAAACCCGGAGAGTTGGATAGATAAGTTAAATAACTATTTTTATCAAGGAGCAGGAACTCCAAGTATTATAGTAGGAAACAGCCAAAGTTTAACAGAAGCAGCGGCAAAAATGGAGTATCTAGTATGGCAACAAAACACCGAAGAAGAACAATTATATCTAGAAGAACAAACAGAACTACAATTAGAATTATCAATCAAATTAAATTTCCCGGCAAGATTAGAAAGTGGAACATTAGGAGAAAAGCAAAAAGACGACAGCAAAGTAGTAAGCCCATCAGTTAATCAAAGAAGCGCAAACGAACAAAACGACACAACAGCGGAAGCGGAGGGCAACAAATGAGCGGAGTAATAGAAATAATATCAAGCGTAGGTTTTCCTATTGCAGCATTTTTATTAATGTATAGATTAACAGATAAAACTATAAGGGAAAACACACACGTACTAAAAGAATTAAAAGAAAAAATAAACGAAATAAAGAAGTAAAATGGGTATTTGGGATAAAGCAAAAAGCGCAGTAAGTAAAGCAGCAGAAGGTATAGGAGATTTTTTTAGTAAAGACGAGGAAGAAGATAAACAAAGTAGAATAAAGATGGGAGAGCAAAAAAAGCCACAAGAACAAAAACAACAACCTCAACAAAAAGAAGAAGAACAAGAGCCACAGCAAGAAGAAAAAAGCACTTTTAATAAATTAATGTTCGGCCAAAAATACGAACAAATAGACGACCAAGAGAGAAAAGAAAGAATACAACAATTAGAGCAGGAGATAGAAGTAAATAAAGAAGCATTAGAAGAAGGAGACGATTATAAATTTCTAAGAGATAGACAAGATTTAATAGAAGAAAAAGAAGACAAAAAAAGAAGATTAGAAAAGGGTTTAGACCCCGAAAAAAAATTAATTACAGGAACTCTCCCTATAACACCAGCAGGAAGCGCAGCAGGAGGAATAAGCGCTTTTAAGAATATAAGAAAAGCAACAAAAGCAGGAAAAGGAGCGAAACAAGTAAAAAAAGCAGTAAAAACTACAAATTGGTTAAGAAAATTAACTAAGAAAGTAGGAGCAGCGTCTCTCTTAGTAGGAGCGATTGGGAGTTATCCATTCGCGGGTTTTATTAAAGAAGAAGCACTACAAACTCTATCAATGGGTACTTATCAAGCATTAAGTAGAAACGACCCGGACACAGCGGAAATAACACTAGAAAAAACAAAAGAAGCATTAGAGCCGGATGTATGGGATAAAATATTAAGTAAAATACCTTATGCAAATGTAATAAACGAACTAGAAGGTTTTTATGAAGCAGCGGAAACAAAAGTAGCAGTAGATGAAAAAATAGTAAAAGATATAAAAGAACAAACAAATAACAATGAAAACGAGGACGAATTTCAAGAGAGAGTAGAAAAAGAGAGAGAAGAAGAAGAAAAAGAAGAAGATAAGGACTTCGTAGCACAACAAAAGAAGATATTAGAATTAAAGAAAAAAGCAAGAAAAGACAGGAAAGAATATTGGGATAAAGTACATAAAGAAAATAAACAAAGAAAAGAAAGAGAAAGAGAAGCAAGATTAGAATTTTGGGAGAAGTATTGGGAAAGGAAAAACGAGATTATGGCCTCACAATCCCCATCACAACTAAATTTCGGTATATTGTAAGGAGGTAAAAAATGGCAGAAGAAGAAGAAAAAACAGAAGAAAAGAAAGAAGAACAAGGTTTAAGTAAAGAGGACCTTGAGAAAATAAAGGCGGAAAGAGAGAGGTTAGAAAAAGAAAACCAAAGGAGAGAAGAACTCCTAGAAAAAGAAAAAGTAAATAAACAAATGAGCGGACAAGCAGAAGCAGGAACACAGAAACCAGAGGAGAAAGAAAAAACTCCAGATGAATATAGAAAACAAGTAGAACAAGGTTTAATCGAAGGAAAATATTAATCAAAACCCTCGCAACTCGGGTTTTTTTGTAATATTTCAAGCGCGGAATAGTTTATCAACGCAGCGAAAAGTTTAAAAAGGTGTAGTGTATAAAATATATATGGCAAACGAAGCAATCTTAAAAGTAGAAACCGAGCCAGCAATTAATTTTAAAGTAGCAGATGGAGTAGGTATTTCTAAAGGAGCGGTTTTAGCTTTATCGGACCCTATCACAGCATCAAGCGCATCAGCAAATAATATTATAGCAGGAATTGCTGCACAAGAAAAAATAGCAGACGATGGAGTTACAACATTAGCAATTTATAGGAGAGGAATTTTTATAATGAATAATAGCGGTGGAGTTACTGCGGGAGATACATTAGCAGCAGCAGGAAGTAACCAAGTACAAACTGCAACTGCAACTGAGGTAGGAACAAAAACAATAGGTACAGCATTAGAAACTGCAACAACTGGAAACGACTTATTAGTAGAATTAAATCCGGGGGTTAATATGCAAACTCTCACATAATAGATAATGGCGGATAAATCAGGAGAAAAAGACATAAGAGGCATTGAAATTGACAAGATGGCAAAGTCCTACGAGGATGAAGCTCTAATTTTCAGGAAGATGGTAAGTTTAACATCTACAAAAGCAAGAGAAATTAGATGGTATGAGAAAACAAGCGGATTTTTAACTCCAAGCGGAAATGAGCAAATAGCAAACGTTGCACCGGGAGCGAGGCCTTTTGTATTTGAGCAGTCATGGACTAGAAATACTTCTTATGTAAGAAAATACTTTTTAGAAAGTCCTACTATTACAATGGAAGACGAAAGTGATAGCGATGTAAATGTAATTCTAGGAAATTTAAGAGATTTAAGCCAAGCAGTCGCTTATCAAATAGACCAAAGAATATGGGATGTAGCAAGCGAAGGCCAAAGTCCAACAAATATTAATTCTGTAACAAGTACAGCAGCATGGGATGCAGCAAGCGGACAAGACCCAGTAGAAGATTTATTAGAAGCAAAACAAAAGATTAGAGAACAAACTAAGAGAGATTTAAAAAATGGTTATCTATTAGTAAGCGCAAAAGGAGAGAAAGATTTATTGACATGGTTAATTACTTCTAAGGGTAACTATATGAGCGAGTTCGCAAGTAGTAAAGTAG